GATTGCTAATATCAGCAAACCCATACCCCATTAAATTAGTAAACTTTCTATAGGGTCCTTTAGATGTTCTATTATCTAGTTGTAAAGAAGCCTCAATATAACTATCAAAGGCATCCTTAACTGTGTAATCCTGTTCATCAATATATAAAGGAGAATAGACTACATCCACTAAGGTCTGAAGAGCCTCTAACTTCTGAACTCCACTAGTGTAGGTAGGAATAATTCCTGCACTAGATTCTGTTATACCGTCTGCTGTTCCAGAGGTAAAATCAATAGGAATATAGCCCCCAAAGGAACAAGTCTCGTTATTCCTCCATAAATATTCTGTTAATCCCTTTACTCCATCAATAGTCTCAATAGTCTTTCCCATATAAAGACTATTGAGAGAACTGAGAACATAGCTAGACGGGGAGTAGTCTAGACCCCCATCAGCAGATGTATTTAAGAAATACATCCACCCCAAAGCATCCACTAAATAATTGTGAACACTACTAGCATTTGCATCTCCCGTTAAAGACGAGAGTGTAATCATATTAGCCTGAAGAGGGTCTACCTGGGTAAGGGAGGGAGGAATAATGATAGGGAGTAAAGTACCAGAAAGGTAATCATTAAACTCTGCGCTAGTATCGTAGTTAGATAAAGTAGTACTTAAAGGTAACAGAATCTTACTCTCAAACAAGAAAGGATTAATTTTTGTTAACTCGTTCTGCTTAACGAAGTATTGGGATATACCAGAAATATTCCCTAAAGCAGAAGTTTGCGAATTTGCTACACCAGAAAGAGGAATAACGGTAGAAATATTGGAAGCAACATTCAGATGAGTATTGATTAGCTGCGAAACAGGGTTTACTTCGGTTCCACTTAATGTACGATCTTCCGTTCTATACACCTCAGGGGTGATAAGTTCAATTAGATCTACAAAATTAGTCTTGTAGTACTTTCTAGGATTAGATGTAAACTTACTCTCGCCCATTAATCTAATAGCTCTATATTAATAGTTAAATTATTTAATTGAATAATTTCATTAAAATCAATCGTTATGTTTTGACCAACATTGTCTATGGTAGAATACCGAACCTCGTCCACTTCAAAGATTTGCCTATTCATTTCAGCAACATTAAAATCTTCTCCGAATTCACGATTATCTACATTCATGTAAGTTAAAATCTTGTCTCTTACTTTTGCTTTAATTTGATCCTGGTTATCTTCCTCTTCTCTGTCAATTCTTATAGTGGTAACAAGATCTAAAGTTCTAATTAAACCATCTACTATAACTACATCATCGGTTGCCATCTTCTTTGGATTTATAGCGTCCAGTAGTTGAGTTTTGAAATTGGTAGTCGCTCGTTGCAACTGTAAATCTGATGCCTTCTCTAAGATATAAATATCAATCACATTAGCTGAGGAGTAGGCTTGTCTGGTGGCAGCAGTAGCTTTTCCCACAGTTCCAAAAGTACTAATAAAAGTATTAGAGAACACAGAATAATCTTCTAAGGTTACTAAGCGATCCTGCCTTCTAAAGTTTAATGGACCATAGCGTTTGGCATGATCTAAAGTCTCAGCATTAGATCCTCCTGTACCTTTAGAAATATTTGTTAAAGCTAGGGACTTTTCGCTACCATCTACGCTGGCAGTAATACTGTTATTAATAGAATTCTTACCTATATTTCCTCGGGTGCCCCCTCCTACTCTATAAAATACAGTGTAGTTAGAAGTATCATCAGGAGACACCCCAACACTGCCGTCCCCAAAAACTACAGTAGCATTAAAATCATCATCATAAACTACTTCAAAGATTTTATCTGAAGAACCTGAGGCAAAATAAATATTAGGAACTTCAATAAAAGCTCCATTCTTAGTTGAATCTGGTCCATCAGTATATATTTGGACACTTCCTTCCACCACAGGACCTTTAGTTAGTTTAATAGTTTTAACACCTTCCGTCGCTGCAAATTCCCCAGAGTCTTTAACTAAGGCCCCTTCTTGAATGACTAAATTTTCAAAAACTGTTATGGGATCTCCTTGTCCTTCCGAAGCAACTAAAATTATATTACCAGTACTGTTAACCGTGTCCACTAACCCATTGACAACTTTATACAAAGTAAAGGTTAGGGCTCCTCCATCTTCAGGAGAGGTAGTTTCAATTGTTCTATTTGAAGGTGTTATAGAAATATCAGTACCCACCGTTACTGGAGAAGTGAGTTTAGCATCAGCCGCAGAGGATAAAGGACCCTTCATCCTAATTCCAATTAACTCTAAAAGCTTTTTAACACTAGTTCTCTGATTAGCAGTAGCCAAAAAGTTTTCGTTAGCAAGCATATCGGCTTTCATTGACATGACAGCACCCATATAAGCTACAAGCTCTAAGAACATCATCCCTAGATCAGACTCAACAAAGTATTTATAGTCTCTAGGGTACACTGCTTTAGCGTATGCAATTAACGAATTTCTTAGAGTGATAAAATCCGTAGCAGCAAAATTGATTAGAGAAGGTCTCTTAGTTATAGGGACCTGTGCTAATTTCATAAAGTCCGATGCTATAGTTCCTGAAAAGTTCATGATATATCTACCTCAACATCAAATATTTCTAAATCAGCAGTATCTAATTTTAGTGATAAAATTACCTTAAGTGAGTTTCCCCCCGCTGGGCCTGCATCTCCTAAGGGAAACACTGCAAGTTTTGCTATCTTGGCTCCCACAATATAATTGTAAAAGGAGTATTGAATTTCTCTCTTAATAGATTCAAATGTGTTTTCATCTAATGGCTGAAAAAGATAGCGTCTTAGGTTACAACCTAAGTTTGGCAACATAACCCTCTCCCCTCTTTCTGTTAAAAGAAGCTGTTTAACGGCATCCTTAATCATTTCAACCCCAGAGCGTTTGGCAAAATAGCCACCCCCACTTGCTGAACCCAAGGGAAAGTCCAGACCGTACACCTCCTGCCTCTGACCAACAGGGGGTTGTTTCATGTACCTCGGAGGGATGGTTCCGTAAACGGAAACTGTTTGATTAGCTGCCATTACATCTTAATGTTCTTGAAGAAGCCTTGTTGGGCTTTATAATTTTTTAAAACTTCGGAATTATGTAGGGCTCTAGAATAAAATTTCAAGCTTCCCAAATGTCCACGCAATCCACTAGTAATTCCCCCTCTATCTCCTCCCAAGAAGTTTCCATACTTATACATCCCATCCGTGTACCCACCTCCTACAATCCAAGGAGTATAGAAAGTGTTCAGAAGGGGACCTTGTTTTAGGACTGTGGGACCATCAACCGTTGTGGAAGAGTATTGGAAACTGTTGCTTTTCTTAAAGGAGGGCAAACTTGGAGCCACTTGGGGATCCACACCAAAAACATCCGATATAGAGGAGGTAGCTACTAACGAACCATCAGCAAACATCTTTATAGTATTTATTTTAGGATCAACAGTTACATCAATTAACACAAACTGAGAAGAAACACTTCCAAACTTAGTAGCAGAAAGATCTACTTTCATTTTATAGAAAGTTTCATAGTCCTGACAATCATCATTATTAATCCACGAAGCTGAGGACAAGTCTCTAGACTGGGTAGGAGCTATAAAGAAACTTAAAGAGGAGGTGGGATCGTTATCATAATTATGATTACTAAATCCTGAGGAAACCTGGGTAATTCTTCTATCTCTTGTAAACCCACACACCATACCCCTAACAAACTGTTCTCCTCGTTTATTTTCTAAGAAATCTAGGTCACGCTCCGCTCCTGTATGATCTACAGCAGACACACCAGACATAGCCCCAACATTTTCACTTGCCAAAATAACCTTTGTTAGCGAAGACGCTGTAGAACTTAACCACCCTACCCCTCCATCCGTTATATTAGAAACATGAGCCCAGCACTCCATTGTAAATCCGGTTGACGAATAAGTTAGATCTCGGAACTCCTTGGTGTCGGGGAGCTTGGCATAGGAGCCTAAGGCTGATGCTGCCGCAGGATCACTAGATTTATTTTTAACAATCCCTTCAAAATACGGGATTGCTAATCCAGACACAAAAACACTCTTCTTAGATGGAGCAACTAACTGAGCATTATTATACATATCTTCGGTAGCACAGTTAGTGACTGTGAAGGAAACAGAAGAAGGCAACTCTAGAGTAGTTTCTAAGAAATTATAAATTGCAAACAAATCTTCATTTACAATCTGATCATTAAGAGATAACACAGTCCCTGCCTGAGTTGAGGAAGGAGAGTAAATAATACTACCCTTCCCAACAGTGGGAACCTTTAAATGTTCAAAAGAAAGAGAAATGGGTTTTGCGCTGGTTCCTGTAAATTTAGCATCAATAGGAAGAATAATACCAACCACATCTGCTTGATTAAAAATTAGAGCATTCTGCTTTTCTAAATCAATCTCTAAGTTATACTCTGCTAAATAGGAGAAATCATTAATTGGAATTTCTCCAGGAGGGTAGATAGGTCCAGTAGCATCTCCATAAATTTGAGGTGCTTTTACAGCTACCTCAATCTGTTTCTTGCGTCTATTAATCTTACTGTTATGATTAGCAATATCAGAGATAATCAAATTTCGCTGATTAGTTACAACGGAAGAATCTTCTCCGTACTCCCGAATAAAGGTTGTTAAATCTCCAGACAAATCATAAGTTTGTTTATCTCGCTGTTGTTTAAGGACTGAAAGAAAGTGATCCTCGTCATAATACATTTGTAGTCCAATACTATCATCAATTAGTTTTGGATCAAACAAATTATCATTATATTTATTCAGAGATTCGATAGAAATAGCTTGTCCCTTCCCGCCTAGGTTGGGGTCATAATCGTAAGTCCATTGATCCCCAACAGGAATGATTCCCGAAATAGCTAGGAAGATGGGATCCAGCCCCCCCGTCTGGGAGTCGTAGTATAAACCATCAGAGGTTAGTACATACTGCCCAGCAACGGAGATAGGAGGACCGTAGGTGAGTCTAAATACTTCTTCCTCATCAGCCCCCACCTCAGGATCTACCAAGGAACATCTTTTATAAGTAGTTGAATCAAGGAAAGGATCAAGCTCGGAAGAATCTAAGAAGCACGGTTCCAGCGAAGGATCGGCTGCTCTCTCCTCTAAAATGTTATTAATGGTATCAGCAGTAGTATTGCACCTAGAGATAAAATTAATAGCTTTTGCAAGACCCTCTTTATCCCCAGCGTACATAGAAGCAAAGAGTTCATCAGCCGCTGAAGTGTCTAAGGTAGCTCTGGGGTCAGCAGCATTTCCTGACTGAAAAGATTGTAAATCATTAAACTTATCCAAACAATCTTCTACACTACCAATTAAAGCTTGTATATCCTGATAATTTTGATAAAGACCAGCACCAACAGAAATTGCATAATCCAAAGCCCCCAAAAGACCACCTAAATCATCACCCTCTTGTTTATTATCATTATCCATCCCCATCCAGGAAGAATCTGAAATCCAAGTAAATATCCCCCCTTCAGTAATAATCTCATACACCCCTGTACTCATTCCAAGCTTCTTAAAAAATCCAGCGACCACTTCTTTAGCTTTAGACTTTCCTATATTTATTTTAGATAAAATACCACTCAATACCCCAGAAGGCAGTAAACTTAATGCATTTCCAGCTAAGTTTAACATACAACTAGGAAGACCATAAGACATCCCCAGAGCCTGGATCGTTCCAGTCCCCGTCTCTCCCTTAACTTTCATGAATGTTTCTAAATCAAATGATGCCATTATTATCCCTCAAGTATATGTAGTTACCCCTGTGTTTCCATAAGTACTTTGCTCAGACGGAAGAGGGGGCTGAGAGGGAGCGGCTCCTCCTCCTGCTAGGTTTATCTGGCTTCCATCTATATTTACCACTCCCCCAGAAGCTATTTCTATAGAATCACAATCAAGACTAAACTTACCTGTCTTCATTTTAATCTCACTATC